ATAGGGCTATCAAATTGTTTATAGTATTTTATTAACGTATCTGTATCCATAGATTGTGCGTCAATGCTCGTGTACTCTTTACCGTCTACCATTAACTTGGGCTTTTCAAATGTCATTCCATCACCAAAAGCAGGTGCAACTGATGCAGGTCCACCACTATCTCCACCACCACCAGAGTCTCCACTACCACCTATATTGCTTTCAGTTTTAGGTGCAGACTCATCTAACTCATAACCCTCTGGTATCTCCATCTGAGGTTCACCATTAACAAATGGTATATATTTTACTTCCCCATCTGCATTTACATATCTCTTCATGACAACATTACCATAACCAGTTCTTAGTAATGCGTCTTCCATTTCTTTTTTATCTTCATCTGTTATAGTGGGTGTACCACCACTGTCTTCAGATCTTTTAAAACGTGGATCATCTAAGAGTCCACCACTTTGCATCTTCTTTGGTCCGTCACCAGATACTACAATAAGGTCTGCCATCTCAAATGGCATGTCATCAGGTATAGTAGCTTCCTCTGAGTTACCCATCTGTCCCATCTTCTCCATCGTCTTTAGACCTTGCTTGGCACTCTGTCGCATCTTCATAAGTGTTTCAAGTCCAATGTACCGTACTACATCAGCAGGAAAAACAAACTCACCCTCACTCATCATTACAGGTATATCATCAGCTACTTCTTCTTTTAGAGAACCTGATGGCACTTTGTTGCCTGACGTTGGTTCTGTCTCACCACCATCATCACGTAGCCCACCCTCGTTAAATAGACTTATTTTTTCTTCTATCATGACATCATCCTATTTATGTTTATACCTGCTAATAAAGCTTCACGCTTTGCATCATCTGATATCAAAGCTCTAGGAGGTACAGAACCTCCCATGTTAAATCGTAGTGCTTCTGTTTCTGGATCAAATAATAATTCACGTATGTTTATAGATGTAGCAAAACTTTCTCTGTACTTATCTTTATCATACATTGGCTTATCATCTAACATAAAGTCAGCATCTCCTGCTCCATCAGGATCGTGTTTTAAAACTCTAGTGCCAACTTTTATATTACCTTTGGTATCTTGTTGTAATTGGTTTAGTGCCTTTCTAAGTCCATCTGTGTATAACTTTTCAAATGCATCATCGTATTTAGTGCTTGACCCTCTAAGTCTTGAAATTTCTCGTGCAGAGGGTACAACAATTTCATCAATACCTTGTTTCTTTGCTAAAATAATTGCACTCTTTAAACTAGATAACATAATTTCCATTCTAGTATTTACAGGAACGTCACTCTTATCATACAATACTTTGTATCCTTTTTGTTCTGTTCTACGATTTTCAATATCAATTTCTCTTTGTCTATCTGACATTTCTAATTCAACACCTGCTGCTCTTCTATCTATATCTCTTCTAAATACAGCATCAGATATATCATATAAATTTGCAGACACTCTTTGTCCAGTTACTATTTTTTCAGATAAACGATTTATAATTTTATCACCACCTTCTTCTAAGTCAAACGGACTAGGTAAGGCAAGAATATCATCAGACTCAACTTTTGTTTCAACATACTTAGGACTTGTTTCTTTAACATGATTTTGAAAGTCTTTGCTAAAAGCATATGTAAATATTCTGTTAATAGGATCAAGATGTTCTTTTGCATACAACTCATCTAACTTTGTGGTGTCTGTTGCGTTTTGTGCATTTTCTGACATCTTTATAATAAAGTCATTTGAAAAAAATTTGTCTGCTTCAAAACTTCTTTCTTTCACTACATCATCAAATTTAAAAAGAGTAGTTGCATCTTGGCTAGTTAAAAATTTGTATGTAAAAAGTTTATCATCTTTTAAAGAGGGGTATTTATTTTTTAGTTTTTCAATTAACTCTTCTGCATTTTTCTTTGCACCTTTAGCATCATACTTAGCAAACTCAAGATCAGATAGCCCACTTTCAAACTCTTCACCAAGATATTTTTTATTTCCTAATACCATATCTTTATAGTGTTCATAGAATTGTTTATTACTAAATTTAGATGAATCTATTTTTTTTAAACCCTCAAGTCCAGTTCCTTCTAAATCTCCAAGAGTATTTTCAAGATCTGAAACATCTATACGACTCCTCACATCATTATCAATATTGTTTGCTAAATCTTTATAATAAGCTTCTAAGTCTTTTATAATATTAGTTTCTTTATTTTTATAAGCATTTTCTATTTCTTGAAAAGTTATTTGAAGTTGGTTCTCATCATGTTTGCCACCATATCTTGTTGTTGCTTTACTTAAAATAGGATCTTCAATAATTCTAGTTGCGACTACCATCTTATCAGAGAATGGTACTGCAGACTCCTTACTAAATACACTAAGTTCAAATGCTTGATCTAAACCCACTGCGTCTGCCCTATCTACTAATTCACGATCTTCATCAAATGCACCCATATCAAAATCTTCTTCTTGAAAATCAGGAACTGGTTCTCCTGCCATTCTGGCGGCATCACTTTGACTTTCTTCTAATAATATATATCTTTTACCTTGTCTATCTTCTCTTAAAGATACTCTAGCATGGGCAGTAACTCCTCCTGCAAAATGTTGTTCAGTTATTTTTTCTATTTCTGGATTTATTTTAGGTGTATGCACAGTAAGTTCAAAATAGTCTAACTCTTTATCTTCTATTCTTTGTCGTTGCATTCCTTCATATTTTGCATTACTTCTTCTTTTTTTCGGATCTTTATATCTGTTCTTTCCAGATTCAGATTTTCTAACTCTTACGTCATAGTTATCTGCTTTACCCTCTAATAAATCCAATAATTCTGTTTGTGTGTATCTTTTCTTTGGCTCTAGCTGAACATTAGCAAAGTTTTTTTCAGATCCTGAAACATTAGGTGCAAACTCTTTTACTCGCTTTGCTAAATTTTCTCCCTTCACTCCTTCTTTACCAAATTGAATTTGTTCTATAGTTGATCTAACTGGACTATATAGCTGACCAAGTATACTTGGTGGAGTAGAACGTTCTAATACTTTAGGTACAGTATATTTACCTGCCATACTGTCTAACTCTTTTTGATAATCAGACGTTTGTAAGTTTGGTACTTTTTTTCTAACTAAAGGATTAGTTATCTTTTTCTGTTGAAAAGGTTTCTCAACAGGTTTAGAATCAACGACAGCTTCTCCTGTCTTTTTTATTAACTTACTTAATAGTCCCATTGTTTACGGCATCCCTTAATTGACGTAGTCTCTTGAGCATCATGATAGCACCTTGAGATCTGTGAAGCATTACAAGATCATTTGTCTGCTCCATAACTGCGTGATTCTGTGCTATAAGATAATTTATATAATCACTGAAGCTGTCCCACTGGTCCTTGTTGTTGACTAGGGGCTTGAGCTTGCTGAGTAGCTTGTCCTGTAGGTTGTTGACTTGGCTGTTGTTGTTGTTCATTTCCTGAGAATCCTTGTTCTTGTGGTAAAGGAACTTGTCCTGTACCTATCGTTGCACCACCTGCTCCTGTTGGATCTTGTGCGTCTGCTCCTGCAGGAGGTGTGGGTGCTTCAGGGGGTTGCTGAAATTTTTTCATGATCTCTGCTTGCAATGCAGCTTCGTCCATGTTGTTGGTTACTTTGTCTGGGTCTAGGTCTAGTGATTTAGCTATCTCTCGTATTACATACTGAAACTTTGCAAAGGGTGCAAGTGCTTGGTTACTTGCTATCTGTAGAAACTGCATAAGTCTCTGACTACGTACCTCATTAGCCATAAGACTTTCTGTGCCACGAGCTTTTACTTCTAGATCACCTTTTGTATTCTTATCATAATTAAACTGCATATTAAATCTAAACAGTCCCTCTCCTAGAGGTCTGAGTAAATAGTCATCTACATTCTTTATAACATTCTTTACACCACCACTTGCAGCATTCATCAACATAGATATACCTGATGCAGTTCGTCCTATACCAGATACACCAGTCTGTCCATGAGAGAAGCTAGGCAGTCCTGTGCTTTCATCTGCAAGCACTCGTGCTTTATCAAACAGTTGCATATTCTCGTTGGCTACATTTGGAAACTTTGTACCAAAGATTGCCTGTCCGGGAGCACCCCCTTGTCTTCTAAATATTTTTCCGGGATATACACTCAGGTCTTGTCCGGGAACTAGGTTGGTTTCATCTATCTCTATAAGCAGATTACCTGACATTACAGCATTGTCCACAGCCATACGCATAAAACCATTCATCAATGTCTGTGTATCATCCATGTTCTCTGCTATGCCCACACCAAAGAAACTGTATGGGTTAAGCTCGTAGGGTGCTGCCATGTAGGGTATCTTTGCAGGTTTGAATGGATTGAGTACCATTCGTATTACTTTATTATTACATACCCATGCATTTATCTGCACTTCATCAAAGTCATCTAGCTCATCGGCTATCTCTATCTGTTGCTCTCGTAGCATACTTACATCTGCTGTACCCCAATACTCTAACACTTCAAATCGTGCTATTGCATGTTCTGGTGAGTAATCAGATAGATCATCTTCCCAATATTCTTTATTATAGTTTTCTCCCATAGCTATAGCATCTTCTATAACTTGAGATCTAAAGTGTGGTCTTTTCTTTAATGCACGTAGTTGTGTACGTGATAGCTTGTGTCGTTCTATTACATACTGTGCCTCATCCATATTGTTTGCATCAGGATCAGGAAAGAAGTTCCATACTGACACATGTGAAACTTGTGGCACAGTTTTAAATACAGGAGAATACTCTCCATCATCGTCCCAGTTTGGATATTCTTTATCTACAGCAAACGGTCCTTTCATTACACCTGTACCAAACAGAGCCATCTCAAAGGCTGTGCTTCGTAGATGTTTATTGGCATTGGACTCTTCTAGCTGATCGTGTATTTGTTTCTGCATATTTTTTGCAGCAATCATAGCAGGACTAAATGTTACTGCTGTTGGTGTCTTACCTACACCTTCTCTTAAATTATCTACATCATCAAACTTACCCTGTAATGGTCCTAGCTTTTCCATTAGAGTCTTTTGTGTAGCTCCTGCAGGTAAGTCTTGACCGTCCCCTGAAAAACCATATGGGCTTTCCATTTCATCTAATCTACTTCTAATGTTCTCAGGTTCTTTGGGATCAAAGCTTACGTCTGATACTACCCCCTCTGGTAGGGTTGTAGGCTCTACCGTAAGTGGAAACTTATTGTTAGCAAACAGTACGTCTATTATCTGACCATAAGCTGCAAGTGTTTTTGTTTTTGTTACTTTAATAAATACTCGTGACTTCTCAGCTTCTGTAAACTGCACATCAGAACCATATAAACCTCTATAGTTTCTATAGGCTCTTAACCATCTCTGTTCGTCTTGTTCTCTGTAATCATCGGCTTTTTTATATCTGTCCATAATAAATGGTATGATATTATAACTTTTAGTTTCATCCTGTCCACCTTCTTCAGCTACATCATCAATAGCTATAGACGTGTCATCCATCATTATTTCTTCTTCTTCTGCCATATTAATATCCAAATGTTGCGTCTGCTATGGGCATTGAGTTTGTTTGCCTGTTTGCAGCATCGTAGTCAAATATACTAAACCTTGGTCTTGACATTATACCATATCTCAAAGCATCATACAAGTGATCTTCTGAGTGAGTATCTATATCTTCTGGATTTTTTTTATCCAATGGTATAGCAGGTAGTTGCGAGATGATGTTAGTACATGTGCTAAAAAAAACCAAACGTGGCTCTTCTGTAAATTCATCCATCTGTAATCTTCTGTGTATTTCATTTTTACCTGATACTCTACTTCCTCGACTTCTATCAGAGGGTCTAAACCTACAGCCTTTCATAATCATTTGTTCTGCTAGGCTTGGTCCTGTGTCTCCTCGTTTGTGCCAGAGAGAACTGTCCAACACTCCATATCTTATGTTACCGTCTTCTGCTTCTTCATCTAGTATCATATCAGCTAAGTCTGTAGCTAATACTTTTGATACATATAACTCTCTATATACTACGAGTTGTTCAGATGGGCTAACAGCAAACCAGACAACGGCAGAATAACTTCCATACCCATAGTCACATGCCCTAAACTTAACCCAATTGCTAGGTATACGAAAAGGGTCAACCACATGTATGTTGCGATCAAACTCGGTGAAAGCTGCTCCTTCTTTAATATCCCAATCGCCTTCCAGTAATTGTCTTCTCTGCTGTTCAGGAAGGGATAGAAGCATTGCTTCATAATCACCCTGAGATGAGAGATAAGGGTTATCTGTAAGTCGAGCAGGTATAAACCTACGTTTGAATAGTGCCTGTCCTGCTTTGCTGTGTCCTGCAGGATATTTGAGTTCTTCTCCACTTTCAATGTCTGTTGCATTAAATGCCTTGTTATATGCTGAAGGATCAATAAACATCTTCTTGACCCAGTGATGTCCCCTACCTCCGGGGTTAGTCGTTGCTCTCATATATACTGGCAGATCTGGTGACGTAGATCTCAGTCGTGATCTCATGTAGTTCCAAGCAAACGGTGAAGCCCACTGTGTAAGTTCATCAAATCCTATCCAACTAAATGCTAGTCCCTGATATCGTAGAACATCATCATCCCTGTCGAGGTAAGACATCCAAAGTCTTGCACCTGATGGTGCTACCCACTGCATCTTTCTCTCTGACCACTTGATACCCTTCCATATTTTTGGGTAGAGTTCTTGACTTTTAAATATAAGTTCTCTTAACTCTTCTGTGGTATGACGCAGTAGTAAGCCACTAAATTCAGGATGTCCCATATAACGCAAGGGGTCTGCCAACATTGCATAAGACTTACCACCTCCTGCTGATCCACCATAAAGAACTTCTCTTTCGCTTGCTGCAAGAAACTCTGTCTGTGGTCCTTCGTTTGGTTGAAAGATTATGTTGCGAGTTTCTTCTAGTGGCAGTAGTTCTTCTTCAATCAGAGGTGTCTTGGGCTGTGTCTTCTTTTGCACCTGTTCTTTTTTCTTCGTAGTCCTCTGCTTTTTGGATCGCCTTTTGGGCATAGTCTGCCCATCTGCGTAGGCTTGTAGCCTTGTTCTTTCGTTGTCTTTCATTCTTTAATCTTTTTACTAGCCCTACGTGAGATATGGTACGTCCACTATTTTTAGTCAACCAGTTTGCTACTTCTCTGTATGAGAACTGTTTTGTATAATCTCTAGCCTTTTCTAACAGGTCTAGCTCTACAGAAACTGGTAGAAGCATATTGTTATCTTCAGGATCTACCTGATACCCAAATGGTATTGTTCGTGCAATACGTGGTATGGGCATCCACTCGTTCTCACTCTTCAAGTCAGTAGGCTGTGGTAGCTTCCACTTACCCAATGCTCTGTTACGCATTAGCTCTCTTCTGCATTCTTTGGTGGCATCAACATCACACCACCTGTAGCTTCTACCTGCATCTTCTCTGTTTTAACTAATCCTGTTCTATCTAACATTTCTTTTGCTGCAGACATTTTGTCTCTTAGCCCTAGCTGAATAGGATCGTCAATACCACTTGCTATAGCCATTGCAGCCTTTGGTGCATTACTTGCCATAAACTCCTGAGTAGCTTCTAGTATTTCTTCTTTCAATGCTTTTACAATTTGTGAGGGGGTAGTATGTTCTGCGTATCCTGCAAGCTTAATAGCTTTAGATATATCGCCACCTGCTTCAGAGAATAAAACACCTATAAGCTTTTGTTGTTTTTCTGTAAGTTGTCGTGTCATCTTTTCTTAAACTCTTTTGTAAACTTCACTCCAATATAATTTTTTCTTATATCAGGTCTTAGTTGTCCACCTCCTATATTTACACGAGGATCTCTAATATCACCTTCAAATCTTTTAAACTTAGATTTAACTTTATCTGAATTAAAATTAAATAAAGATGCTGTATTAAATCTTTTTCCTGTTAAATTATCAACAGAGGAGTACCCATACTTTTTTCCATTATCACTCATATTAACACTTCCACCTTTTTCTAGCTTGTCGCAGTCTGCTGTTAGGATTATTTGCTGCTTTAGGAAACTGCTTCATTTGTCCTGCACTTCTTGCACAATAGGACTTTCTTCTTTTAGCTGCTTTACTTCCGGGTTTTACTTTTCCTGTAACGGCTGTTTGTAAATTACCCCCAGTTTTTCTGTTAATTTTTTTTACAGCTTCTTGAGATAATCCTGCTCCTTTGTTAGTAGGGCGTTTAAGACCACTCTTAATCGTGATACCCTTCATAGCATCTGGATGTTTTCTTTTTACCCCTGCCACTATATGTTCCTAACTAAGTTGAAAATGTGGACCGTCAATAAATGGTCTACGCCCAGAACTCCTACGTAAATCTACATAAGCGTTCATAGCTTGTTCCATAGTGCCACTCCATTCAGCTATATCATTTATATGCCATGCGGCTCCCCAACAAATTTTTGCACCAGTTTCTATTGCTGCTTCTTTCATTGCGTCTGCTATATTATCGTACATCACAATGTCCCAACTTGGGTCGCTACCATCGTATGCCATTAAATCGACAGCATGTGACGTACCATCTTGCTGTAGTAAGTGACGAGACTTCATCGTCTGTGATCGTCCTGCCTTGTATAATTTCTTCTGTTCTGCCAAGGAACGAACCCCATAGATCACACCAAAGTCCACAGAACTCACCTCTATGGCTCGTTTTACTGTGTCTACTAGTATGGGATTTACACCGTCCAACTTACTTAAACTTCTTCCTGATAACTTAAATGCCATTACTTCTTCCTCATATTAAATAATTTACTTGCAGACCGTGTGGCAAAGCTTGCACTTACGATAGCTCCTAAGGCTATCTGATACCACTGTGGCATACCTGCGAGTGCAGTAAAGCCATCTGCTACTATGCCCCTGCCCCACTCACCCATGAAGCTCAGTACTAGAGGAATACTGAAAAGTAAAGTCAGCCATTCGTCTTTCCACGAGCCTTGAGATGCCCTCATAGCAGCTAAGTCCCAATCAATCTCACCTGTTGCTTCTTTCATCCTTATAGTAGCTTCAGCCTTTTGTATGGCTGTCTTGCCTTCTATATAGGATGACGCTAAAGTAGATACGGAGCTAAGTATAGTTCCTATCATTATACGCAGTCACAATCGTCATGACACTTCTTATTTAACAATGCACACCATAGTCTTTTTAAATACTTTCTCATCGTTCTTCCCTCTCCATTCTTTTGGGTTCGGACTTCTCTGCTCCCATCCATATGGCGAAAGACCCTGTCATCGCCCCAGTAATCACGGATACTAGTCCTGCTTGTTGTGTAGTCATCTCTGGTCCAAGACTCAAAGCCCATTCTATACAACGAATGTAAACGCCTGTCATAACTAGCATCATCAGTCTTGGAAGTATTCGCCATTTGTCAAGTGTCTCTGGAGTCATCTTTATCTTTATCCTTTATAACTTCCTTTACCCAATCGCCATTTTCTCCTGTTTGTTTACAATACTCACATTTATCATCTTCAATGTGATGCCCACAAACTTCACAGGTAGGTTCATATAACACTAGGTAGGTTCTCCACGTTTACCACCCTGTTCCATAAACAATCTTACAGTATCTTCTGGTACACACATAAGTTGTTCTGGTGGTCTTTTGCCATACTGGTTGATTAGTGCTTTCGCAAGTTTAAAAGGATGCTCTCCTATAAATCTTTGACACATAGCCGCATTGTGAAAGTGTCCGTGGTCTAATGGGTGCTTAAATATAAAGATGTCTTTAGTTCCGTCTGTATATACACCAGACATTATTGCTACTATAAACCATGCTTTAACTATCATTTTTAAATTATCCTATGTTATGCAGTCTGAAAATGTTCTTCGCCAGACACAATTACGTGAAAGTCTGAGCCAGACTCTTCAAACCCTACAATTTTATCACCTGCAGCTAATGCAAGATATGCACCACCTTCTACGACTTCTTCAATACCATTACCTGCTACACTATGTTCATCTATAATAAAATGATAAGTAGTTGTTGCAGCTTCATACCATTGAAGACTGTATTTTTTTGCACCACTTGCACCACTAGATACGTGTAAAAACTTTATAAGCGAAATAAAATTAGCAGGACATGTATATATTACATCACCACTAGCCCCACCAGATGTTGCTGAAAGGTCTTTTGCATTTGTAAAATATTTAGCTGTATCCGTAGTAGCCATTATTCAAAGTATCCTACATTATGTAACTTTTCTATAACTTCTCGTTTTTTTAGCGATGCCTTTAGGTTGTTTAACGAATTGTTTTCCTGCTGCCTTGCCTTTTCTTTTAGCTTTAGTTGTTGCTGCGTACTCTTGGGGTGATAGAGCCTTGATTGCAGCTGTTGGAAGATAGCGTTCTCCAGTTTGTTTACTTGGCTTACCACTTTTTGTTCTCCATTTTTGCTTTGACCACGACTTAAGACTTCTTTGACTTTTTGCTAGTGCCATGTTGTCTCCTTAATTGTTCTTTTGTCTTCTTTGCAAGGGCAGCTTGCTCAGTTTTTCCTGCAAACCTAGCTCGTTGTTCAAGAACGGTGAGGATTTGTATCTTCCTCGCATAGGGTTTGTTAATCTTTTTAACTTTTGTAATAGTTTTCTTTGCATCTTCTACCGTAGCAAACTTAATACTTACTGTATCCTTAGGATTTTCATCCGTGTAGAGTCTTCGCCCACTTCCTTTAGGCTTTTTGCCTGTGCCAACCTTAGGGTCAGCCATTACTTGTAGCCCCCACCACCTTTTTTGTACCGTGATGCTAGTAATTGTGCCTTTCTTGCAGACCACTGTCCGGGATTACCACCCTTTGACCCTGCTTTTATGGCTGAGAACATTCTTTTTCTCATTCCGGGCTTGGTATAGTTACCTGCTTTATTAACAGTGCTACCACCCTTGCTTAGTTTTATAGCTGATAGAGCTTTTGCCTGACCTGCGTGGAGCTTACTAGCTTTTTTTAGCCCTGTTGTTACCTTTTTTATTGTTGCCTTTGCCTTTGCTACCATGATTGTCCTCATATAGGTTGTTAAACACCCTTTGGGTATCCCACACATATTCCGTTTCTTGTTTTGAATGGAAAATTCTTTGAGAAGGTCTAAAGTCTGGTGGTCCTTCTCCTGTTTCAAACCATGCAGGATGGGTCACTCTGACTCTGTTGTTTGGTAATGCTACTATATTGCCTGTATACTTACCTGCATCCATCAGTTCTAGTACATGAGACTGCTTGTGTTGGGCAGGATCGTCAGCTATTTCGTGGTTAGTGTAGTCTACAGTAAAGTAATACTTAGCAGGGTAGAACTCACCGTCAACTTTAGCTATCCAAGGTGCAGGTGTGGCTCTGTCTAATACATATACACTGTGATCATGCGACATACAGTCCCAAGGTTGAGCAATGTACGGTGGCATCTCTTCAGCCCACTGTTCGTAAGGAGTGTCTCCTACTAGGGCTGTGATGGGCATTCTCGCCCACATAGCACCACCGTGTACATTTGGCTCGTCAGTGTCATCAGATTCACAGCCAGTAAATATTACTTGAAAGCTGAGTGATCTGTTAGGCATTGTAGTTACTGCTACAACCATGCAGTGTAAGAACTCACCATGATACTGATCAAAGTTACAGGTGTACTCTCGTCTTACCCAAGCTTTAAAATAGGGAATGTTGCTTTGTAAAAATGCCATATATATACTCCATTGTTTATGGAGCTATTATACTACTTCTTCTTTTTATTGTCAACACTTCCGTACATTTTTCCTTTGACCATGCCACCAACTCTATAAGTAGTTTTCATACCACCCATTGCGTAGCCCTTCTTCTTCATGCCACCTTTAGCCATGCCCTTCTTTTTCATCATGCCACCGTTCTTGGCATAACCCATTTTATTGCGTACAGTAGTAGGTAACTTCTTAAGTCCTGCTTGTCCTGCAGCAGGTTTCTTGAGTCCCCCCATTGCCATACCTTTTTTCTTCATAGCACCCCCTCGTGCCATACCTTTTTTCTTCTTAGTCATTCCACCTTTAGCGTAACCTTTTTTCTTCATAGCCATTCCTCCTTGTTTTAGCCCTAATTTTTTCTTCTCAGCATCTGTGAGTCCTTTTTTGATGTCTATTCCTACATCTCTTCCTTTCTCTCTATTTATTTTATTTGTAAGTTGAATCTCCAATCTTTTGATAGCCGCCTTTTGATCTTCCCCTTGTTTCTTAATGTTTCGCCTAGCTGCTATATTTCTAGCAACTTGGTTTAATTGATTAGGTGTAGGATTTCTATAGTAGTTTTCTATATCTTCTGGAAGTTTCTTTACTCTTACATCAGAAGAATCTATGTCATAGGTTAAACCATTCTCTTTATGCACATAAGTACCATCTGGAACTTTCTTTGTTCCTGCTCTGCCTATAGCACTTTTTCTATTCCTATCATCTTCAGCTTGGGCTTCTGCCTTCTTTATTTTTTTTAATGTAGCCGCAGCAACTTTGTTTCCATCATCAGCAAGTTTTTGAAGCTTAAGTTTTTGTTTAGATTTTTTAGCACCTGATGCAGCATTAACATCAGCAAAGCTTGGCATAGACTTTGATCCTACTACGATAGGGTCAGATCCTGCGTCTGCAGCTCTACCTGAAGTACCCCGGACTTTTCTTTGGGGCATATCACGTATCTTACTATCTGTAGGATTAGGCTTACCTATATCTACTTCATAATCTTTTTTAAATTGTCTTTTTTGAATAGGCTTTTTTTCTGCTGCGTCTACCTTAACTGTTTTCTTCTTAGGTTTTTTCTTCTTTAGTGCTGCTTTTACAACTTTACCAAATGCCATTTATACTTCCTCCTGTAGATCCTTATTCTCTGACCAACCTTCAGCTATCATAGCATCTTCAACTTCTTTTAAAGTAAAGGATCTGCCATAGTGGGCTTCCACTGCAGCTCTTACGTAGAATACATCACTGTGAGGTATGTGAAGTTTATCAAGGTTGTTATTTGCAACAGCATCATAGAATGCTTCTATGACATTATCTGTGTATAGTTTTACGGATTTTTTGCTCATTGTCAATAATTTTTTTATTATACGGAGAAATATCTATCTACGTACATTTAGAATGTATCATATAAGTGTAAATTTATTTTTAATGAATAAACATTTAAGTGTATCACTTTATATGTTCTCTTAAAACTAGTTATATATAATTATACCATGTATTGTGTTTCATGTCAAATGTAATCTTAGCCGCTTTAGTCAAATATTTGGCAGCAGTCTCTGCATATATGTAAAAGTGGTTAACACTCAAAATTCCTGATCTGTGTATTTGTACATGCATATAACGCCTACCCCTGCTCTGCCCCCTGCCCCTATAGGGCAGTCATGCAGTCTTATGATTCGAAGACTTGGTCAAGATCAGAAACAAGCAAATCACTACCATAGGTAGTGTAAGTTACTGAAATATAAGCATATATTTCTAGTAAACAACTGTTATCACATCAGTTGCAAGCAACTGGAGCTTGTAAAAGTCTGCAATTCTAAAGAATTGAGGAGAAAATGAAGAGCCGATGCATAGTTTAGTTGTAAACAACTAACGTATCCCAACATTGGGACTACTTATATACTCCCATTTTATAACCCTTGTCCTTTAGGTAAAAGGGTATATAAAATAGGAGTTAATATAATGCCAAATCAAACAACAACAGCTTTCGAAAACTTTACTGGAACTCTTGAAGAGAGAGGTTCTGCTCTAGCCAAGCTAGAGAAAGACAGAATAGGTAGCCTTGAGAAGGCTAACACTAAAGACGTTGTCTTTAATGGTTTAGCTTACCAACTTGGTAAGTTGATAAATGAACTCACTCTAGAGAGTGAGAATGGCAGAATATCATCAGAAAGGTTGCAAGCAACCTCGATGAACAAAGTTGCTTCTCAGAGAAGAAGTGAAAGCTTACAGCTTTACAGAAACTTTGATGCCATTCAAGAATGGCTCAAAGGTAGAGTTGTCAAAAAGAGAAAGCAACAGATTGCTTTCACTTCCCTAACAGCAATGCTGAAAGCATTCAAGTTTGAAACTCAACCCAAGGTTGAGAAGACAGATGATAAATCATCTGCTAAACCATCAACTAAGGTTGATGAGAAGCCCAACGTTGGGACTACAGATGAACCTAAGAAGGTTCAGAAGGTTAAAGTTCCTCAGAACTCTTTAGAGTTTGCTGAGTATGTTTACAAGCTCTCTATCAAACTTGGGTTTGATAAAGATGAAGTGCTTGAACATATTTTCAATATGTTTGATGATGCTTCTTCCAGTAAAACTGGAACAGATGGATGATTGAATTATTATCCATAATAATTTTAGTTGCTCTTCCAGTAGCTTATTGCTACTGGTTGAGTGGTGGTTTTAAACTTTAATCGGAGATTAAACATGATATCATTTGAAGACATCTTTGGATGTCTTGCCATATTTATTGGCTTGACAATCTTATTATATGTAACCTAATATATTTATTCACTCAGTATGAGTGAAGTAAATAAATATATTACTTGAACTGAAGCAGTCCCAACGTTGGGACAAATTAACGGAGTTAAAATGACAGTTACTACCAAAGAATATTCTGACCTATTCAGATATTGTGATGACATTGATATGTTTGCTTGGGACAGACCTATCAATGACACAGAGAATCACAAGGGAACTTGTGATCATAGAACTGACTACTGTGATACAACTTGTTACAACGTAAAGTTGTACAGAATGTATCCTAATATGTCTGTCAGAGATGACAGATGTGAAACAGTCTGGCAGAAGATGACTCCAGAGGAGATCAGATCTAGCTTCTACTCTTGGCTTTCTAAAAGAAAGAAGCAGACCAAGAGAGTCAGAGCTTGCACCAGAGGTGAAGGTATCAAAGATATCTCTGATATCTATCGTATCAAAGAGATGGCTCTTGAAGCTCCAGATAGTATTATCTGGCTACCTACTAGAGCTTGGAGAAATACATTACTGAAATCTCTTATAGAGATTGAGCTAATGCCATTGCCTAACGTAGCTGTCAATGCTTCTCTTGATCCTTCTAATACGAAGGATGAGTGGCAATCTTTGATTGACAGTAATTGGAACATCATGTTCTTTGGTGATGATGACATGATCGAAGATCCTGTCTATAAGCAGAGAATGTTCTTGTGTCCTAAGACACACAAGAAATTGTCTGGACATTGCAGTGTGTGTAAAGCAGGATGCTTTTCACAGAAGACTATTAACAGAACTCAGATAGTACATCTGTCTGAACATTAAACGGAGTTTAAATATGAGAGTAAAAGATATCTTAAAAATATTAGAGGTAGTTGAGAAACTACCAGAGGATATGTATGACATTCGTCATTATCATTCAGACAGAGAGTATGACGGAGCATACTACTCTGATTCAAAGAATAGATATATTCCTGTCAGAGATATGGACGTAGTCCATCTATTGAGAGCATTCAAGAAATTGAATGAGTATCAGAAAGATGCCAGAGATATGTATACACATATGGGTCACATCAAGGAGAAGGCAAATGCAAAGTAATAGTAACTTTGAAAAAGTTAATAAGAAACCAAACAGTCCCAACGTTGGGACAGATAGAAGAGATAAGCACTCTCTCTTGAGAGAGAGAAGGCTTGTCCGTAAACAGAGACTACGTCAGAAGGGAGTAGCTTAATGGACATAAATGCAAGAGCATATTGGAACTTACACAAAGGTCAATGGTCTATCCAAGATAGACAGACAGGCTTGGTTGTTGGCAGACAGCCAGAACTGTTCCTACTGGTGGGCAGTTTTAATGTCCGTCAGGGTGGCAGACAGCGTGTACTTCTCGAAGGGAAGAAGAACGTCCATGCATTTGCAGAGGGATGGTATCCAGAAATCTGGATTAGTCCCAAGTTCTACCATGATGAGGGTAGGTCTGTGACCTATAACCCTTATAAGAACGATACCTTTGTCTATGTAGACAATGGTGAACCAGTTAGTGAGGTAGGGTCTATCTGGCTGACAACTACGGCTGAAGGCAAACCTTCAGTTAAAGTATACAGTTAATATAATACTTGAAATGAATATGAAAGTATTATATAACTGTAATACATAAACCAACAGTCCCAACATTGGGACACTAACATGAAAGGAGCATTCATATGCTTACATTTAACTTTGACGATCTTCCTAAGGGAGAAAAAATCTCTGGTGGTTTTACTGCTGTAAAATTAATTGCTACAGCTATCAAGCTAAAGCTACAGGGATACAAGCCTGTAATCTACAGGGATGATAACATCCAAGAAACAGGATGGTTTATCCGTAAGGGTAAAGGTGGCAAGTCTGGTGAGCCTTTGGTTCGCTTGAACTTTGGCAAGTCCTACTCTTCCTTCCATGCCTATGATAGAAAAGGCAAACGAAGAGTGGCAAGCTATGTGCCAATCAAGTCCTTCCTCATACAGAAGAAGGTAGCCTAACCATGATACACTATGAGATATTTATCTCAGTAGATGGTCAACGAGGTGTGGTGAGAGTTGGTAGCTCTCACCCTCTTGTCAGGAAGGGTACACCTTCTGCTATTGAGTATGCCTTGCATCTTACAGAGATGTGCTACCCAGATGCAGTAGTCGAGTTTGATTTTATCAAAGAGTATACACTTGATGATGAGCCAGACGTAGGCTATGTCTATGAAGCACCAACATCAGTACAAACATATCATTAGGAGATAGCCAATGGCTAAAATTATAAACAAAAAACCAATGCCGAAAAGACCACGTAATCTGCTTCATGCAGAGATGGTGACACAGGGCATCTTGATACACAAAGTAATAGGTGACAAGAGGTCTAAGGTATTAGAGAACAGAGCCAAGAAAAGAGCAATGGAGTTTATGAAAATGAATAAGGAGAACTATAATGACTAAAAAAATAATAGTTAGTCTATGTGGTGGTACAGATAGTGCTTACCTATCATGCCTTGATGCAGGTATTGATGTATCACCTGATGGTGACTACGAATACCACACATTCGAAACAGACAAGTATGCTAGTGCCGTTTCCAGATACAGGATACCTCATGCTATCCACCATGGTGACGCTAATGGTTGGGACATACTGAAGGGCAGAGATGTCTTTCTTATGCTTGCAGGTTTTCCCTGTCAGCCTTACAGCGTGGCAGGTAGGATGCAAGGCACGTCAGACAGTCGTGATCTATCTCAGGTTATGTATGATGCATTGGAAGGTTTAAATCCTACACATTTTCTCTTTGAGAATGTAGAGTCCAAAGCCAAGCATGACTGGTACAAGAATGTTAGCAAGATTCGTAGTGCAGAGATGTATACACATGACAGTGCCAAGGTATCTGCTCAATCTAGAAAGCGTGTCTACATAACTAACATACCTCATGGTGATCTTGCCGATCAGGGCATTGTACTACAGGACATACTAGAAGATAACAGTATGACCGACAGAGATAAGTCCTACTGCATTGATGCCAACTACTTCAAAGGTGGTAGCATGAAGATGTACTTTGAGAAGTCTCGCAGACAAGTAGTCTTTGCTACTGACAGGCTTGATAGATGCAAGCAGATAGGTGAAGCTGACCTCAAAGGCTATGACATAATCAAGCGTGTCTACTCTAGGCAAGGCAAGAGTCCTACCCTAACTACTATGCAAGGTGGATGGCGAATGCCTAAAGTACCTACACTAGGCACAATGGGTTCAGACCAACTAGGTTGGAGAGCATTGACACCACTAGAGTGTGAACGCTTACAAACACTACCAGATCTGTGGACACAGTATGGTGAGTTTGACCACAAGTATGGCTACCTTGGAGAGGTAAGACCAATATCAAACAGCCAACGCTACAAGATGATCGGCAATGGCTTCACTCGTGCAGTGATCTCGCACATATTAGAAGGAGTATATTCATGAGTACACAGATGAGTAAAATACTTGGGCATGATCCTGATATGCCTACTAAATTATCAGAACATGTACCAACAAAGGTAACACTTAACAAATACACATGGCTGTCCCTGTATGACAAGCTGTATGATACAGTCAGACATGCCAGTAGAATACAGGAGCTACCCTTGAGAGATGCATTCAAGGATGATGATGCAAGGGACGAAGTCCTAAACATAATGAACTTTTATTTTGACAGAGGTTTCCCTGTTGGATTAACAAATGAAACAGAGGTGGTGATACATGATTAAACTTGTACAGTATGCAGTAGTCTTTGAGCCGTTTGAAGCAGACGGCTTAGAGTATGTGAAGCAAGGGTGTGGAGCTATGTGGGATGACAAGAGTCCTATCAAGCTGTTCGACACCCATGAGGACGCACAGAAGGAAGCAGACAAGTGGAACACAGGACAGGTGGTGCAGTATGGGTAATAAAACTAATTTAGAAAAGCATAAGCACTACCAGAAGAGATCACGTTATCAGTTCTGTGAGATTCCAAATGATGAAGAGGGTAAGCAATTGGTAAAGTCATTGAGAAAATATCTCAATAGACACGTTTATAATATTAAAGTTAAAGGGCAGTACTTAGATAAGGTTAAGTACCCTGATACCTATTGGGATAAAGGTGCACCAATTGATGCTTGCACTCATATAAGAGTATACATTGATGAGAAACCTGAGATCAGAAGTCAACAATGGAGAGATCAAATGGTTTCTGGTTTAGATAGATCTATTTATATTTTGCAAAATGATAAGAGGAGATTTGAAAATGAATAAACCATATCACAATAAAGGCTTTGGCATGGCATTCTTTGTAGTGTTCTTACTGTTGATACCACTGCCTGTACTAGGACTGTGGGCAGTAGACGGACAGGATTGGGTGGACAGATTTACTACCAAGTATTTCTCACCTTGGCAGTCAGAGTGTTGGGAGAATGCCAAGCATGAACGAGTGTGCAAGGGGGATAACAAATGCAAATGGTTCAGGAACTTCTGCCATGACTGAGGGACAGGCATTACTATTGACAATGGTGCTTGTCATACTTATAACATTAATAACTAACGTAACCATAGGAGTATTTATATGAATAGATTTATTATAGAAGAAACTACAATCGAGATTGCAAAGTCGCTGTGTGATCAGCACATTGTAAAGATGCCACTTGAAGAAGCACAGATGCTATGTACTACACTGTGGCATCATGCACCTGAGTATGCAGAGGAATGTGACCTGTACAAACCAGTACACCAGAAGCACCCTTGTACACTGTGGGCTATGGAAACAAGTGCCAACTATTTGTTTGCCTATTTGCTATACTCAGCTATGTTGAGAGAGTACACACATAGATATGGCAAGGTGCATGGTGCATCTAAGCATAGTGATGCTTTGTATAAAGGCATAAAGTTTATACCTATCGGAGATTTAACTCAGCACCCACAATGCTTCAGTGGTCTTGATCACTTGAAGACAGACGAGTTCTTGCCCATCAAAGCATACCGTGAGTTCTACAAAGCAGACAAGCTCAAGTTTGCACGTTATACCAAGGGCAGATCCATGCCTGAATGGATGGCTGCCTGATGAATGAGGATTTAAAATTAGCATTACTGCTAACCATGTGGGTATTCATGTTGGCAGTAATAGGAGATGGAGTAGGCAAATGGCTATCTTAGAAACAGCATTTATGTGCATGGCACTGAACATGTATCACGAAGCAAAGAATCAATCTATGCTTGGGCAGATAGCAGTAGGGCAAGTTGTTATGAACAGGGTAGAGGACACTAGGTTTCCTGATAATGTATGTGATGTAGTCACACAAGCTATTACATACAAAGGCACAGACAAACCTGTACTTCACAAGTGCCAGTTCAGTTGGTACTGTGACGGACAAAAGGACGAGCCTTTATATGACAGCAAAGAATGGTGGAATGCACAAGAGTATGCATCCATTGTTCTGTCAGGCACAATCATGCTTGATGTTACCGAAGGTGCTACACATTACCATGCTACCTACGTAAGACCTGCATGGGCGAAGACAAAAACCAGAACGACAAGAATTGACCGACATATATTTTATCGTTGGGAAAAATAGTACTTGATTAATTATTTATATAGTATATCTTTAACACATAACACAACAACACAAGGAGAACTAACATGGCTTTAGATTTTACAAACAATGCACTTGGAGAACTTCCAATTTACTTAGACTTTACTACACGTACTGAGAAGACACGTATGCAAGGTAAGAAATATGTTATCAACAATGACACTGATGAAGTGTTAGGTATTGTTGGTAGTAAGTTTAACTCTGTTACACACAAGGAGTTCTTTGACAATGTGTGCAGAACTATGTCTGAACAGCTTGGTGATGAAGCAATGGAAGGTGCAAATGTAAAGTGGAATCATGCACGTAATGGTGCATTCGCTATGCTTGATGCATCTATGCCTAGCACTAAGGCAGTGATCACAACCGACAAGCAACAGACAGAGATATCACAACGAGTGATAGCCCTGCATGGTGTGGACGGTCTGTGTTCTAACCAAGTATTCTTTGGTGCTATAGATTTCTTCTGCACAAACGGCATGATCAGAGGTGAGCATGACAAGGTGCGAAGAAAGAACACTACTAACTTCAACATGTCTACCTTTATCAGAGAGTTAGAGAATGCTAATAGTGATTTCTATTCACAAGCTGAACAGCTACAAGTATGGGCTAACACTCCTCTGGAGTACAACTCTGTAAGAGATATGCTTCACTCTCTCATGGGATCGGAGAAGAAAGGTGACAAGATGCTTGGATTGTATGGACAAGAGATACAGACAAGAGGACACAATGCCTTTGCTTTGTACTCAGCGTTCACTAACTATGCATCCTATGCAGATGAGCGTAATGGCTTCAAGCTACGTAACACAGGCAACGACACTAACTCAGTGAGTATGTGGGGACGTGAGCAGGAAGTTACCAAATGGGTGTCTTCTAAGCAGTTCAAAGAACTGGTTGCTGCTTAATGAATCTACCTCGCTACATGTACAAGAGGTACACACCCAAGGGGGATCGGACATTCAGGTTCAGTCCCCCTCGTCAACTTATTGACAGTGGTATTGTATCTCGCAAGGAACTTGGTAAAGATTTTAATGAAGCAAAAAAAGTTGCAGATGAATTGAACAAATTGATAGATGACTATCGTCTAGAAATGTTGACAGAGTCAGTGGTCACACGATCTACTAGCCTGTCAGAATTATGTGACATGTATCTTTTGTCTAATGATTTCAATGTATTACGTGACTCAACTAAAGCTGATTACATCTACTTTATTAAGATCTTATGTCACAGTTTAGGTGACAAAAAGTGGCATACTATATCTAGTAGGTTGGCTAAGAGGACTTATGAACTCTGGGTCAGACGTGGTGTGTCACTTGCAAACCATGTGTGCAGTATTGCATCACGGATTTACAACTATGCGACTGAGATGGAGTATGGGAATCACAATCCCTTCTCTAACATAAGACGTAAATCTACTAAACCTAGACGTGTAGTGTGGGCAAAGGAACATGTCCGTCAATTTCTTGACTATGCCTATGCAAACTATGAGTACAGAAGCATTGGCTTGATCGTGCAGATGGCATACGAATGGTGTCAGAGAGTGGGTGACATGAGACTGCTCACTTGGAATGACCTTGACATGGACAAAGGTATGCTCACATTAGAGCAGTCCAAGCGTAGATCAAAGGTGTTTCTGCCTATCAGTGACAGCCTGTATGACATGCTGTATGAACAACAGGGTGACTTTGGCTTTCAACAGTACGTAGCTCCCAATGTAAGCCCCATACAGGGCGAGTACAAGCCCTATGGGTTGGAGAGTGTATCAAAGATTGCCAAGCGTGTCATGAAGCATTTAAACCTGCCTGATGAACTCCGACTTATGGATCTCAGACGGACAGGAGTTACAGAAATGATTGACAGTGGTGTCCCAATGGGGCAACTTATGTCAGTGACAGGTCACACAAATGTACAATCTGTCAAGCCGTACATGAAACACACTTACGAGAGTGCTAAGAATGCTCTCAACACAAGGAGTAAATACAATGCATAATATATATAACATTATAAGTGATATAGATATATTAAATAATGAAACAAAGAGAATGAATTGTCCTGAGTGTGGTGGGTATAAGACCTTTACTATATCAAACAACATGGGCAGACTGTTGTGGAATTGTTATAAGGTATCGTGCAGTATCAGTGGGTCGAAGCCTGTGCATCTGTCCATTGATGATATTAAGAGAACAATACACAAAGAGGAAAAGAAAGCAGAGCAGTTTGTTATGCCAGAGTTTATTGTACCAAACAGAAACAACAGTGAGCTTGCTAGGTTTGCCAGTAGGTACAACTTAAATGCAGAGACATTTGAGATGTGGCATGATGTAAAGGATAATCGTGCTGTGTTTCCCATACAGCATGATGGTATTATAGTAGATGCAATAGGTAGGAGTTTAAAAAATAAATTACCTAAGTGGAAAAGATATGGGAATAGTGGCTTGCCTTATGTTCGTGGACATGGTAAGATCGCTGTAGTTGTGGAGGATTGTGTCAGTGCCGTAGTTGTAGGTAGTGGCGTGTATGTTGGGGTTGCTGTGTTAGGCACGTCACTATCAGACATACACAAGAGGTACTTGTCACAGTTCTCTGCAATAGTAGTTGCCCTAGATCCTGATGCCCTACCAAAAGGATTGCAGATATGTAAAGATTTATCGAGTGTAGTGGATACAGTACGAGTGATTAGATTAAAAGACGATCTTAAATACCAACACCCTAACGACATTGAAAAACTAACAGCAATAGGAGATGAATTAAATGGAACAAGCATTAATACGTAGTCTGATGACTAAAGACTTCTACGATGATCACAGAGGTATTCGTTGCCCTGACAAATTATTTAGTAAGGACATGCGAAAGATAAAAAACTCTGTTGATTATGCCATGAAGACATACAACAGGACAGTAACACCAGACGAGGTAGAGGTATTGTTTATGTCAAACAACCCTACCCTTACCACAGCACAGAAGGGTGCATATGGGGATCTGTTCTCACGTATCAAAAAAGAATCACCACTTGGTAGCGACATAGCACAGGAAGTCCTGTCTAAATTATTTCAGCAAGTGGTAGGTGAAGAGGTAGCAAACCTTGGGTTTGATTATGTGAATGGTTCACAGACTAGCCTTGAGCCACTCCGTAATCTGTTAGAGCAGTATGGAGATGACTTCATACCCTCTATGAATATAGAATGGGCTGACATATCTATTGAGAATCTTCTTGCAAGGAATGACATGGAAGCACGTTGGGCATTTAACATACCTAGCTTGACTCGTAAGATAGAGGGTGTAAACGAAGGACACCTGATAGAGGTTGGAGCTAGACCCAACACAGGTAAGACTTCTTTCCATGCATCTATGATTGCAGGAGAGCAGGGCTTTGCTAGGCAGGGTGCTAAGTGTGTTGTTTTATGTAACGAAGAGTCAGTGCATAGAGTGGGTATGCGATACCTGACTGCCAGTTCTAATATGAATCAATACGAGATCAAAGATAATCCCAAGCTTGCCCATGAGAAGTATGGTGTAGTCAAGGAGAATATAAAACTGTATGATTCCACAGGACGTGACATGTCTTGGGTTGAGAGCATTGCTAAATCTTTTAAGCCTGATGTTGTTGTATTAGATATGGGTGACAAGTTTGCCAAGACATCAGGATTTGCTAGGCAAGATGAAGCACTCAAAGCAAATGCAGTCCATGCAAGAATGATTGCCAAGCAGTATGGTTGTGCTATATTCTATATGTCACAGCTATCTGCTGAAGCAGAAGGTAAGGTTATACTTAACCAAGCCATGATGGAAGGTAGTAGAACAGGTAAGGCTGCCGAAGCAGACCTTATGCTATTACTTGCCAAGAACCCTGACGTTGAAGGTGAAGAAGAACAGTCACCACAGAGACATATCAACGTGGTGAAAAACAAACTGTCTGGTTGGCATGGTAAGATTGTCTGTGAACTAGACTACAAAACAGCGAGGTACACAGCATGAATACATTTAAACCTATCAGTGGTGCATACACCAGAAAGTTTAGACCTCATTCCTATGCAAAGAATGATGGTGTAGCAAAAGAAGCAGTGTCTAATTATTTAATTAATAATGGGCATAAGATACTGTCCACAGAGGAAGACTTCTCCTTTGATGTAAAGAGTGAGAAGGACGGACACTTATACTTCTCAGAGGTAGAGATGAAGAGACAGTGGTTTGGGGATTGGCTACCATCTTGGACTGAGATTAGGATTCCCTATCGTAAATTTAAATTGTTAAATAAGTTTAAAGAGATGAAAAAAGTAGATGCATATTTTAACTTCTATGTTATAAGAGGTGACATGGAATGTGCATGGAGAATAAAAGACTATCAGTTTACACCTGAAACTGTGCAAGAAGTTTACCTATCTAATGCTAGAAGGTACGAACACTTCTTTCACATACCCTATGTAGAAGCAGAACTGGTACAACTAAAGGAAAACAAATGAGATTAGTATTAGACGTAGAGAACACTGTAACAAAACGTAATGACAAGTTACACTTAGATCCTTTTGAGGACAGTAACAGTCTTGTTATGGTTGGTATGAAGACAGACAATTGGGAGAGAGTGATCACGTTTGATCATGCTCACGAGATACCCACAGAAAATGGACATGCTATGGTACAACAGGCACTAAACAATACTACTGTGCTTGTGTGTCACAATGTAGCACATGATCTTATATGGCTGTGGGAATCTGGATTCAAGTATGAGGGCATTGTGTTTGACACAATGTTAGGTGAGTATGTGTTACAACGTGGACAGAAACAACCTCTATCACTAGAGCAGTGTGCTGAACGCTACAGCTTACCCAATAAGAAACAGGACACGATGAAAGATTATTTTAAAAGAGGTGTGTCTGTATCAGAAATACCACACGCTGAGTTGTCAGAGTATTTACTGTATGACTTACGTGCTACATATGATCTTGCTGACAAGATACATCAAAGGCTAAGTAATGGTGACGCTGATCTTATGGATACAGTTACACATACCAACATGGTTGCTGTCTGCTTGTGTAAGATATATCAACGTGGGTTTAGTGTAGATCTAAAGAAGCTTGATGAAGTACGTAAGGAGTTTGAGAAGGAGAAGGTTAGTATCTGGAATGATCTCAGCCAACAGGTTAGAGATCTTATGGGAGACAGACCTATCAATCTTAATAGTCCAGAGCAGTTGTCATGGGTAATCTACAGCCGTAAGCCAAAGGATAAGTCTATGTGGGCTAATTACTTTGAGCCTTATATGAGAAAGGATGCATTCACAGATGCTGTCAATGATCATACGAATATTGTGTACAAGGTTACAGCCAGTACATGCCCTGTATGTAGAGGAAGTGGCAAGATCACAAAGGTTAAGAAGGACGGTTCACCATTTAAGAAACCAAACAAGTGTGTTCGATGTGAAGAATCTGGTTGGGTGTACACACCACGAGAACAGGTAGCAGGTCTTAGATTTACTGCACCGTCTGCCAAGTGGGTGAGTGCTAATGGATTTAGTACAAACAAACTCAACCTAGAGGTACTAGAGCAGTATGCCAAGCGTACAGGTAATACGAAGGCAGAGGTATTTCTAAAGAATGTTCGTAGGCTGTCTGCCCTAGACACATACCTATCTAGTTTTGTGGAAGGCATATCTACTTACACTAAGCCTGATGGTAAGTTACACGCTAGGTTGCTACAGCACCGTACCTCTACAGGACGGTTCAGTGGTGCAGACCCTAACATGCAGAACATGCCTAGAGGTGGTACATTTCCTGTGAAGAAGATCTTTGTGTCTCGTTGGGAAGGTGGCAAGATACTTGAAGCTGACTTTGCACAGCTAGAGTTTAGGACTGCTGCCTATTTGTCACAGGACAGAGTTGCTATGCAAGAAATAAGTGAAGGCTTTGATGTGCATAGTTATACTGCAAAGGTTATCACCGATGCAGGACAGCCTATATCTAGGCAAGAAGCTAAAGCACATACCTTTGCTCCCCTGTACGGAGCTACAGGCTTTGGCAGATCTGAAGCAGAAGCTATGTACTACGAGCAGTTTGGAGATAAGTATGAAGGTGTGTCAGCTTGGCACAAAGAACTAGGTAAGGAAGCTATCAACACAGGACGTGTTGGTATTCCATCTGGACGTTCCTTTTCTTTTCCAGATGTAGTACGTAAAGGTAATGGTACTGTCACATACTTTACACAGATAAAGAACTATCCTGTGCAAGCATTTGCTACTGCAGACATAGTACCATTAATTCTTATGACTTTTGATAACATGTTGCTTACACTACAGAGTTGTATTGTAAACACGGTACATGATTCAATAGTCATTGATGTTCACCCTGATGAGATTGATCAGGTTTTAGAAATAGTTACGAGTATAAATAGTAACATGAAGAAGATCATTGATACACGTTGGAATATAGACTTTAATGTTCCATTAAAATTAGATGCAAAAATAGGAGATAACTGGCTTGACACCAAAGATGTATGATGGTATAACTATAACACTTTTCGAAATTATAAGGAGATAATACATGAATGAAGTAATAACAATAAACGGAAACTATGACGATATGGCAAAGGCTATGGGCATCTCAGAACCAGTAGGTACTGAGGTAGGAAAGAAGTCTGCTAGTTCACTGGCTAGACTAAAGCTTAGTCACACACCTATCATGGGTACTGAAGAACTTAAAGGCAAGATGGTAAACATTGAGAAGATACCTTCTGGTGCTTACAAGCTTGACGTTCCTGATGACGGACAGTACTTTCAGTCTGACATTGAGATCAGACCTTTTATGCAGAGGTATATGTATAAGAGGTTCATCAAGGGCAGTGATGACACACCCAATCGTTATGTCAAGACTGTCATGTCTGATAATCTTAACGTTGATCTAAAGGATAACGATGGGGGCTTCAACTGTGGTAAACCTGCAGGATATATACAGGACTTTGCTTCTCTACCTGACAAGCAGAAGGAACTGATCAGGCAGATCAAACGAGTAAGAGTTATATTAGGTCTTGCTAAGTTTGATAAAGCAACCAAGGTTGAAGGTGAGTACACCAACGATGCTGACTTAGGATATGTCCCATTCATATGGGAAGTAGACAATCGTGAAGCATTCAAGACTGTTGGTGATGTCTTTGTGAAGCTATCTAAGATGAAGAGATTACCAGTTAATCATACTGTGTATGCTTCTTCAGAAGAGAGAAAGCTACCAAATGGTAATAGTTACTATGTGCCTAGCACTAGACTAGACCTGACCAAAAAGGTGGAGACATCTGATGAGGATCAGGAACTATTTGGTAACTTACTATCATGGGTTACTAACTATAATCAGTACATCATGGGACAGTTTGATGAGAACATCCACAGCAAAGAGGACATAGATCCTGCTGTTGTAGAATCTTTCATCGACATCACCAGTGATGAGAAAGTTCAGTAAGCCATGAACCATAGGGCAGAACTACAACTGCACCGATTTCTAGAGCAAGCCACTGACGGTAAGCAGGTGCTATCTGACACAAACATTGATAAGATTTGTGAAGATGTCAAAGAAGCCTTGCACCGTCAGTTTGGTTCGCAAAATTCTAGAAAGGAGTTCAGACTTAGAATGTCCAATATAGGTAGACCTACCTGTCAGCTTTGGTTTGAGAAGAACAAACCAGATGAAGGTATGCCCTTTCCCTCAACATTTGTTATGAACATGATGTTGGGGGACATAGTTGAGTCTGTGTTTAAGGGCTTGCTCAGACAGGCAGGTGTTGCCTATGAGGATTCTAAGAAAGTATCTATGGAATTAACTATTGATTCTAAGATAGAAGGCACATATGACATAGTTATAGATGATGCTGTTGACGATATTAAATCTGCATCTGATTGGTCATATAGAAATAAGTTTGAATCATTTGATACTCTTGCCAAGGAAGACCCATTTGGTTACGTGGGACAGTTGGCAGGGTATGCACAGGCTCTTAACAAAAGAGCAGGTGGATGGTGGGTAATAAATAAAGCAAACGGTAGCTTTAAATATGTACCTGCCGATGGTTTAGACTTGACGAAGGAGATAGATAAACTATCTAATAATATAAGCATTGTTCAGAACAACGAGTTTGAAAGGTGCTTTGAACCAGTAGAGGAAACATTCAGAGGTAAGCCCACAGGAAATAAAATCTTAGGAACGACATGTTCATTCTGTAGATTTAAACATTCCTGTTGGACTGACTTGCAAGAGCTACCGTCTATCATGTCTCAGGCAAAAGAACCAAAGATTGTTTCTTATGTAGAAATAGGAAAGGAGACTACAACATGACAGAGACAACAGCCACACTAGAAGAAATGGAAAAGAAGATTAAGACTATGGAAACTAAACTAGCGTCCATGAAGAAAGCCTATAAGAACAGGAAGCTAGAGGGACTACGTCTTGCTATGGAAGCACGTAAGTCTGCCGAAGATGCTGTGACAGAAGAGCTAAAAGCTTTAGGGTATAAACGTGTACCTTATAAGAACCTTACATCTTACGTAGATCAGATGAACTCTGTCTGGCAATGGTAGGTGTTATACTCTTCTAAAAAATATCAGGTAGCACGTAAGTTAGGCTATCGTAGTGGGCTTGAGGTTAAGCTCTCAGAGTTTCTTGATGAACTAAAAGTAAAATATATTTATGAGGGCATCAAGATAGAGTGGGAAGACTTAGCTTACAGACATTACACACCTGACTTTGTGCTACCTAATGGTATCATAATAGAAACCAAAGGACTCTTCACAGTAGATGACAGAAGAAAACACATCTGTATTAAGAAACAACACCCTAAATTAGACATACGTTTTGTGTTTACAAGTAGCAAAAGAAAAATTAAGAAAGGTTCTAAAACTAGCTATGGTGATTGGTGTGAGAAGAACAAGTTTTTATACCATGACAGAGTAATACCAGAGCCTTGGCTTAAAGAACGTAAAAAGAAACCACTTCCTAAACTCATAGAGTTTCCAAGGAAAAGAATTATAAGGAGTTTTTAATGACACAAGACGGATTCAAAGATTTACATTTTAAATTAGATGATCAAGATATTCTAATAAGAATGCAACCTATGCTAGATCACCAGAACAACTGGACAGGAGATGTAAACTTACAAGTTATAGACTCAGTAGCAAACCCTCTATCTGATAGAGACTTCAGTGAGGTAATGCTCTTTGCTCATATGGCTCTTGTAAGTATTGATTTGCTTAGATCAGATGAGGAGCATACTAAGAAAGTATACGAGATTGTCAGGGCTGAGACAGAAGAACGAAAAGAAAAACCAAAAGTTACAATTACTGGTAGACAGGGTAATGTAATTACGGTAGACTTTAAAGCAATGAAAGAGAAACTAAATGGGAGTTCATGATATGGCAAAATGGGAAATGAATAATTGTAAGGATAAGGATATGGTCAATAGCCCACCACACTACAACAAGTATGGTGTCGAGTGCATTGAAGCTATTCAGTCAGCTACAGGTGAAGGATACGAATATTATTTGCAGGGTAATATTATTAAGTATCTTTGGAGATACCGATACAAGAACGGTGTGCAAGATTTAGAGAAAGCACAGTGGTATCTCAGCAGACTGGTAGAGATAAAGAGTCAGCAAGAAACAGACTCAGGGCAACTTGATCTGCTTGAAGGACTGAGTGATCTTAGTGATGGTTGTTAAAGTATATCTTACTCTTAATCTAGACAAGGAAGATTACCCTGTCCCTGCTGACGGTGATCCTAGTGAAGAGATACAACAAGCATTAGAAGAGTTTATCTATGATATTGATGGACTAAAAGTTAAAAACATACGAGTAACATTGGAGGATTAATATGAATGATTATCAAAAATTTATTGCAATATCTAGGTATGCTAGGTGGATGGACGAGGAGAACAGAAGAGAGACATGGGATGAGACTGTACAGAGGTATGTAGACTACATTACTGAGAAAGTTAAAGGACACTTGCCGAAGCAACAGATCTTTGAAGCTATAAAGAATCTAGAGGTTATGCCTTCTATGAGAGCCTTGATGACAGCAGGACCTGCCCTTGAGAGAGACAACACAGCAGGGTACAACTGTAGCTATCTGCCTGTGGACGATCCAAAAGCTTTTGATGAAGCTATGTATATACTGTTATGTGGTACAGGTGTTGGCTTCTCTGTAGAGAGACAGTACGTACTACAGCTACCAGAGATACCACAGAAGTTAGATCATGTGGACACATGCATACAGGTACAAGATAGTAAAGAAGGATGGGCAAGAGCATTACGTAAGCTGATAGGACACCTGTATATGGGGGAAGTTCCTGTATGGGACATGTCAAAGGTAAGACCTGCAGGTGCTAGACTCAAAGTGTTCGGTGGTAGAGCCAGTGGACCTGCCCCTCTCATTGATCTGTTTAATTTTACTGTAGCTCTATTCAGACAGAACGAAGGCAAGAAGCTGTCTAGCTACGACTGCCATAATCTAATGTGTAAGGTTGGGGAAGTTGTTGTGTCTGGTGGTGTACGTAGATCTGCCATGATTAGTTTGTCTAACCTCTCAGACCAACGGATGAGACATGCCAAGTCAGGCAAGTGGTGGGAGACTGCACCACAGATGGCTCTGTCCAATAACTCTGTTGTATATACAGACAAGCCTGATGGAGAAACATTCCTACGTGAGTGGACATCTCTTGTAGAGTCTAAGTCAGGAGAGCGTGGTATATTCAATAGAATATCTGCAAAGGAACAAGCAAAGAAGTTTGGCAGGAGAGATGCCGATCATGAGTTTGGCTGTAACCCTTGCAGTGAAATCATTCTCAGACCTTACCAGTTCTGCAATCTTACAGAGGTAGTTATACGAGAGAAAGATAAGTTTGAAGATCTAAAGAGAAAGGTTATGCTTGCCACTATACTTGGCACAGCACAGGCTACACTCACTAAGTTCCCATACTTGCGAAAGATATGGCAGAATAATACAGAAGAAGAAAGACTGCTCGGTGTCAGCCTTACAGGTATTATGGATAATGAATTAACTAATGGGAGAAAACATGGACTCGACAAAACACTTGAAGCACTCAGAGAAATTGCAGTTGAAACAAACAAAGAATGGTCAACAATCTTTGGAATCCCACAAAGCACAGCAATCACCTGTGTCAAACCAAGTGGAACAGTTTCACAACTCGTGGACTCAAGCAGTGGTATCCACCCTCGTCATAGTAGTCATTATATCCGTACTGTTAGGGGGGATAATAAAGATCCTCTTACTAACTTCATGATTGACAGTGGTATACCTAGTGAGCCTGACGTTATGAAGCCTGACACAAACATGGTGTTCAGCTTCCCAATGAAGTCACCAAAGAAGTCAGTGGTGAGAAATGACATGACAGCTATTCAACAGCTAGAGATGTGGCTTCTCTACCAGAGACATTGGTGTGAGCATAAACCTTCTGTTACTATATCAGTCCGTGATGATGAGTGGATGGAAGTAGGAGCATTTGTATTCAAACACTTTGACGAGATGTCAGGTGTTTCTTTCCTACCACACTCCGATCATACTTATCAACAAGCACCATATCAGGACTGTACAGAAGCTGTATACAATGATTTTAGCAGTAAGTTCACTCATATTGATTGGGATAAGTTTCAAAGTTATGAAGAAGAAGATAATACACATTCCTCACAAACACTTGCCTGTTCAGGTGACAGTTGTGAGATAGTGGACATAGGAGCGTAGCATGAGACACTTATCTAGAAAAGAAAGAGGATTAGGTAAACATGATGCACCACTGAAGATACAGTGGATGAAAGGTTACGATGCATTTGTTTATGGAAAGATTCGCAACCCCTATAGTTCCGACACTATGTTACATAGAGAGTGGGAACGTGGCTTTAACACAGCCTATTATGATAACATACATAGAGGAAGAGATGGAATTAGAAAAAGAAGCAAAGGCTTTCATGGACAAACGAAGCAGAGAGCCAAGGACAATGTTCGAACTTCTCACAGAGATGAACTACAGACTAAGAGAGTGTGAGAAGAATCTAAAGGAAATCAAAGAGGTTCTTAAAAAGCTACCTAGAAACCTTACCTAGCTCTCCAAGGGTAGCCATGTCTCTTAGTTTAAGATTGTCTAGTGCTACCTTTCTTTGTTCTTCTGAGTATTCATTAAAGTTAGGATGAAATCTATTGATCAGATCATCTGTAAAATCAAAGGGTGATCTGTTCTCTCTTTCTACAAACCTATAGTATGCTTTATTCTTAGCATCGCTAGGCAGTCTTCTGTAAGAGAGCATTGCTTTTACCTGTGCTTGCTTCTCTCGTTCTGGAATGGCAGACAAACTGCGTTCATCATTTCTAAGCATGTCAACCATTCTATTGATACTAGATCTGACATTATTCTTTACATATCTTTCTTTGCTTACACCAGTATCAAATCCAAAAAGCTTTCCCCCACCCACAGTTGATAAGGACACTCTGTCCTGCTCGTACATTCTTTCAAACACACTTGCTTCTCTTTCTGCAGCCCTGACTATCTCTGGTAGATAAGTACGTATAAGCTTGTTCTCAAAGTTTCTTATAGTTGGTATGCTTGACTTACTGCTGAGTTCCCACTTAGTAAATCCTAGTTCTTTTAGTTGCATTCCCTCTGGGCTGTCTTCAGTGTACAGGTTTATACCTGCAAGGACTTTTGCCAGAGGAGCTACCTTTTCTTTACCCTCTTGGAAAGGATCTTCTCTTACTGGCATAGATTCCTCATCCACGAATGCACCTGTGGGATCGTACTTCCTAAATGGCTTGACTAATCCTTCAACAAAAGCTCCACCTGCGTCCACTATCTCAGGATCTTTACCTGTTTCTTTATATACTGTACCTCTCATACCCATAGCTCTTTGAGCATCAATAACCTGATTCATTGGTACAAGAAATGTAGATAAATAATTACCTAGTGTAGCTCCACCATTCTTTGCCCACCATTCAGAGTTCTCTATGTCTGTCTGAGAGAATAAATTTGCAGCTTCATCTACTAAGTTACCTGCTACACCTGTTCTAAAGCTAGTGCCAAGGAATGTCTCAGCCCATTCTTTTCTATCAAAGGCATTGAAGAAAGCTTCCTTGCCCCCTGAGAACCATCCTACGTCTTCACTTGCCTTCATGTAATCTCTGGCTATCTTACCTAAGAAAAAGAATTGTCTTAGAGGAAACAAAGGAGTTACATCCATAACAGTTCCATCACCAACAGGAACTAACTTATAGTCCTCTCCCCTATCTTCATCTCCCAACATCATAGTGGCAGCCATTATACCCATTGCACCTGTAGCATTACGTGCTATCATACGGTGTTCTCTCTGGGTTAGACCTAATGGTCTGCCTAAACTTCTCTTACCAGTCGCAGGATCTTTGGGAAAGAAAGATTTGCCACCCACAGCAGGACCATAAATTCTTCTTACCATAGGTAACAATGCCCCTACTGAGTTCTCTGCCATAAGCTCCATGCTTTTTGCCATGAACCTTGGAAAGGGTATAATCACTGTTAGATTATTCTGTGTAATAAAGTTTGCAAATGCTTTACCTAAAGGAGTCTCAGGTGCGTTTGCATAGGTAAGATCTAAGGCTCTTTCTGTAGCTTCTGCTATGAGTTCATGGGCTGTGTACTGTCCTTTGGTAGGGTTTAGATCTTGGGAATCTCTAAGAATATCTTTGAGCCTACCATTCTGCAACTCCTCTATAAAATCCATATCCCACCTTAACCTAAACAGTCTCTGTGCTTCTCCCATAAATGTGGCACGTCTTAACATAAAGTCTTGCCACTGATTAGGCTTGTTTAAGAATTGTGTAAAGTCCTCTAGCTTACTTGTAATCATATCAAACCTAGAGCCTGTACCTCTACCTGTAGATAGCTGTATCTCGTTAATGGTGTTGAACATCTGAGTTGCAAACTTTCTTGTACTTTCTTCTCCAAGAACTAAGTCTGTAAACTCTTTTGCTTCTCTACCTGTAGACAGCACATAACGCATACCTGTAAAGCTGTCCTGCCATGTCTTCCACTTCAATGCTCTGTTTGATAAAAACTTACCATCAGCTAAGTCCATAGTAGCTGTCTCTACTACATTATTTATAGCTTCTACTGGTGATCTTATGAGTCCTGATTCTAAGTTTCTGGCAGCAGTTGCTATCTGAGATACAAGAAGTCCACGTCTTATGTTCTCCACTCTTCTAAACCAACCTGCAGTTCTGCTCTGCCTTCTTAGCATCTCATCTAGCTCTTCCTGCTCCTTGACACTCTTTGGCTTTACCTTCTTAGCTATCTGAGAATACTTATTAAGTATCTTACCTGCTAGACTTGCCGATCCTAGATGCATGAGAGTAAAATCCTCAAAGGATAACTTGGCTTTGTCTAGTGCATTCCATAGGGGATGATCTGCTGCCAAAGTAAGAGGGTCATCTTCTGTACCTCTCTTAGTCACAGCTTCAAATATATTCTCCATGACTGTCTTTTTTACTTTTCTTGATTTTCTTTTGCCATCAACATCCAGAAATGTTTCTGTCTTAGTTTCTTTCCAGTTGTCAGGTCTAGCTTTCTTTAGTTCTTTAGCCACTATGGTTAGAGCATCTATGTTTTCTAGCTTCAAGACCTTGTCAAATATTTCTTCTGTGTCTTCTATAATACCTTCTTCTATGTATATATCACCAGTTTCTGTGACTCGTTCTTGCATACCCTGTTTCTTAGTCAGGGCTTTCTCTCTTGCTTGATTTAACAGGTCTGTGTCCAACACTCTCTTGCCACCCACAGCCTTTGTTATTGGAGTGAAGTCAGCATCTTTTCTTGTGAGTCCCTTGTTAATACTTAAATTAGCTTCAAACTCTTCTACTAATTCATTGTGTATCTTCTTTGTTGACTTGTCTGCATCTATTTCTTTTGCATTATTTTCTCTGGCTATGCTCTCTCTAGCATCCTGCTTGGCTATGATGGTCTGAGTTCTTCTGCTTACACCTTTAGCTTTGTCCACGGTAGTAGCATTAGCCCTTGCACTTACAATAAGCTCTTCTACTTCCTTGCCATTATCTTTTATTATCTGAGCATTCTCATTTATTCTGTCTATAGTTTCGTCTGATACTTCACCATTCTTTTCTAGCTCTGCTTTGGCATCTTCAATGGCTATCTTCTTACCTCTCACAGCAGTAAACACAGTGCCTATCAGGGCAGATGCTTTTGTTCCTGCAACAGCCATACCATATCCTTCTGCAAATGCTTTTACTCTTTTTTCAAACTGAGTATCATCTTCATCCACAGCAAGAATATCTGACACAAGTCCAAAGTCTGTGCCTGACAAATCCTCAATAAAGTTCATAAACAAACCTTCATCAGGATCAAAAAACGCAGCAGTTGTTATACCTTCTTTTACATAGTAACCTTTACCTAAACTTCCTAGTTTTGTTATAGCTCCTACTATGCCATAACCAGTGGCAAACTGACCACCAAGCTCCACTATTCCACCTGCAAGGGTTTCTGTCTCACCTGTTACAGCAGTTGTTCCTTCATCTATCTTCTTTGATAGATTAAATAACATACTGGTATCTCTTAATTGTTCTGGAGTATATTTATCTTTTAATTTCCTGTACTCTGACGGAGTTATATAGTTAGGAAATTGTATGAGGTCATGGATGTCAAATCCCGGCTTACCTCTATCTTCCCAAGCAAGTGTGCCTAGGTAAGGTTTAGATGCATCATCAAACTCAGATGCAAATTTTAGACCCTCTGATACAGCTATAAAAGGACTTCTTGCAAGCCCCTTTAACATATCAACACCATAGTCCACAGTCCTAGATTTACCCTTGGTTATGCCCCACTCTGGGTACGAGGACTCTGTCTTTTCTACACTGTTATTTTCATAGGAGGGTATTTGAGAGCTTTCACCTTGACTCTCTTCTTGGGTTATGGGAGGTCTTTCGTCTGTCTCACTCTCTGCAAAAAAATCGTAGTTACTTGGAATTTTATCTACAGGTGGAGATGAACCAACGAATGTTGTTTCAGGTTTTTGTTTTGGTGGTTCGTCCTCTGCAAAAAAATCATAAGAATCACTCATGGCTAGTTACCTGCAGAATACATTTCATAAGTAGTACCGTCTGTTCCTGCCTTTACTCTTATTAACATTGGAGCTTGTATAGCTTCTATTGACCGTGTGTCATATGCATTAAATCCAAGTGTAGTTGTGTTGTCTGGTCCTCTAAAAATTCCTTTTTTTGATGTGCCATTGTCTTTTGTAAAAGTAAAAACATCTCCTCTTTTTAAAGAACCTGATTGTATTGCTTGTTTAATGGTAGCTTTTGTATAAGTTCCTGCACTTTCTCTGTTTGTAAGCCTAGATTTTAATCTGCTTTTGTAATCTTGGTGAACAAAGCGTCCTAGTGATCTTGCTGATTCATTATATCTGTCTAAATTATATTGATTAAATTGTATATTCCCAGTAAGAGGATTAAATGTTTGTAAATAATTAGTTTCTGAAGCAATAAGATTTTCAAAAGCAGACATAGCTTTATCAAAGCTTCCCTCTAATGATGTGGTTATTGCACCAGTAATATCTGTTGTAGCAAAATCCATAAAGGCATCTTTTTTTGTAGCAAGGAAGGTAGCACGAATGCCATTAGCATCGTTTGTTTCAAATTTAGGTGGTGTAGCAGTTGCTACTTCTGCTGCCATTTTACTTCTGTGAGTATTCTTCATATGGGCAGTTAATTCTTTCATTCTCTTTTTATCATCAGGCAATTCATTTGGTGTTCCTATTCTCTCTTGAATTATCTGTTTTAAATTTAAGGTATTCATTATTGATTCATCAAAATCTGTTGGCATTTTACTTGCTTTATAAATATCTCTTAGTTGCTGAGAATATTCAACTGTTATTGGAGATGAAAAAGGTGTTCTATTAGGACCAAGTCTAGCCCCTAGATACCCCTGAGTAGCAGTATTAAAATCTTTTTCAGTAAATGATTCGGCAGTAAGACCATCTCCATAAACAGTATTTAATAAAGAAGAAAAATTTTGCCCTGCATCAGATGCAGCATTATAATATTTTTGAACTTCTTCTAGTGTAGCATTACCACCCTGAATAAGACCTGCTATCTGAGGATCTGATAATTTCATACCACGATATGAACCAATTAGATCTTGAAGCTGATCATTTATTTCATCTTCTCTCTTTTGACCGTACAGTTTAAACTGTGCATTTATAGAGTTCTGAGCTTGAGCAGCCCTAGCTATTCTAGCTTTTTTTGTCTCTTCTCTGTCTAGCCCCTCTCCAATGGTCTTAGCAGCACCACCTGCACCTAGTCCAAATGCTGTCATTAACTTCATTCTACTGTTCCCTTCTTGCCATCAAGCCCATAGGTGGCTGTTCTGTTGGTTGCTCTGGTGCTTCTTGAGGTGTCTCCTGAGGTTTCTCAGCCACAGGTTTGGGTGCTTGTCCTAAATCTATCTTACCCTTCTTCTTAGCCAGAGCTATTCTAGCATTACTAATGCCATCCTCTTTTTCTGGATCTAGCCCACTCTTATATGGTATGTTATTCTGTTCAGCTAAATTAATCATCAACTCAACAAGTACAGGCATTACAAGCACACCTACATCTATACTATGCTTTCCTTCCATCACAGATGCTAACTGCATAGTGTTAGCTAAAGTAGTTAATGGTATACCTAGCTCTATAACTGTCAACAACTCTGGTCCAAAGTCTCTGTCTGATAACTTGGGTATATAATATTCTATTGCATCTTCTACAGTGGCTAACTGAGGTGGCTGTTGCCAAGGTCTACCACCAACAGGTGCAGTCATTCCCATTCCCGGAATAGGTGAATCTATAGGTATCTGTCTGTTATCCATCTTGTTTATTCTTATCTCTTAGTTCTCGTATGAGTTGCACATATTCTGCAACTCTGCTCATAGCATCATCTTTTGCTTCAGGAGCAGTGGGAGTCATTCTACTTACCAATCCTTTAGTAGCTTTTGACTCTATCTTCATTGGCTTCTGCCTGTTCATAACTGCTTCTAAATTTAATACAGCATCTACAGCAGGGTTTGTTGGATTGTATCTGCTCATCCTAATCCCTCCAGTATCTCTCCTATTATACTATCCGTTCCTGCAGTCAAGAACGTACCAATCAAACTACCAAAGCCTACAGCACTGTCATAATCTGCTTTCATCTCTGTTAACTCCTTAGATGTTTCAGACTGTAACTGTGCTATTGCCATCTGCACAATTCTCTGTCTTTCATTCTCAGAACTTTCCCATGACATTTCCATGACATCATTGTAGTAGTTCCATAAGTTATTGTACGCACTGTTTGACATATTGAGTAATGAAGTAGCATTGAGTTCATTAGCTCTATTGATAGCTGTGGTATCAGCAGTGGCTATCTCTCTCCTCCACTGTGCATTGTTCTGATCTATGATGAGCCTGTTCTTTGAGTTGAACTGGTCACGTTGATTTTGCATCTCTTTATTAAACTTAGTCATTGAATTTGCTTCACCTGCATTAAACTGATTGTGAGCATTTTGTTGAGCAGCATTAAACTGTGATACTTGTGTTTTAAGATTTGCAAAGAACTGATCTACCTGATTCTGGCTAGTTGCGTTGAATTGTTTTGCGGCATTTTCTGCAGCTTGATCATTAAACAGAGCAGTCTGCATTGACTGAGCCTTGAACAATTCTGTTTGTTGTTGATTGGATAGATTAGCCATTTCTAATTGCAAAAAGTTTTGTGCATTCATAACTTGTGCTTGTTGTCTATTACTTAGATTAGCTATATCTAAGTTAGCTAATGCACTTGCTTCTGCCATTACTAGAGCTTGTCTGTTACTAAGGTTAGCTAGGTTCATAGTATTTACAGCCCTACTATTCTCTAGTATAACTTGTTGCTCTGCATTAAAGTTCATATTAGCTATGTCACTAACTTTTGAGGCATTCATAACCTTGGCTTGAAATGCCTGATCAAACTCCATGCCTATGAATGCAGCTCGTTGTTCTGCAGAAAGCATGGCACGAGCTTGTCTATTAGATAAGTTCTGTGCTTCAAAGGATGCTTGTGTTTTTGCATCGGCTGATGCAATAGGCAGTGCAGATTCTAGGGCTGCCTGAACCATAGCCTGTCCTGCTAGGCTAGATGCTCCCATACCTCTGGCTTGCATTTGAGCCATAACACCTCTTAATGCTCCTGCAGCCCAAGGTGGTGGATTGGTAGCATCAAAGCCCTCTGTAAGGGTCTTCATCTGTCCTGCTACAGTAGCTTTTTCTGAGGGTGTGGCAGTTGCTGCCTGTACTTCTTCTGTAAACTTAGCTGCTTTCTCTGCATTAGCTACTGGCTCTATTATCTCGTTTTTGTCTAGCTCTCTTTTTGCAGGGCTGTCTATTACGTGAGCAACACCTTCGGCAGCTGTTAAATCTCCCACCATAGATTTAGTCGTTGCTTGTGCTGTAACTTTTGCTCTTGGATCATTAGGGTCTGATTGTGCTGTCTCTATTGATTTATTAACTGCATCTACTTCATCTGCTTTTTTAGTAGCGTCAACTGTAGCAGCATCTGTTTTTGTAGGTGCTACTGCATCTTCTGTTCCTGCACCCATAGCAGTGCCTGTAGGTGTAGTGCCTAGCTTAGAGTCCTCAGGGTCTATATCTTGCTCATCATCTGTAGGTACACCATATGGATTTACCACAGCACCTTTAGGTAACTTAGGATCTGTGACTCGTGAAGCTGTTACATCTGTGATAGTACCTTTCTTTGACTTAGTGTCTCCACCATCTGCCATCTTCTTTACATAACCACCTTCTACCATCTTACGTGCCATGTTTTGATAACGCATCATCTCTGCTTGTTTATCTGGGTTATCATTTAAAAACTTTTGAAAGTCGTTTATATTGCCTTGATAACCCATAGAGTTGGCTATCTTTTCCATACCTGATGGTTTAAATCCTTGAAACTGAATCATTTGCTCTCTCTACTTAAAACTCTATCTAATTTATCTTCTAGTCTATGTAATGCTTCCATCACTCCATGCATCTCCTGCTTTACCTCTGCTCTTGATGCATACTCTTCTCTCGTCTTATTTAGAAGTATGTCTATGCGTTTCAACTCAATCATTACATTACGAAATGTCCATATAGCAGGTGCTATCACAAGGGTTAGAATTAAATTCCAAAACATTACTGGGTCTATTTCCATATTACTTAAAACTCTTATTCATTGAATCTAATACACTATCTATGTTAGGTGGCTGACCGTCTGGGTCATACTTGCAACGATACTCATTTGGGCAGTTCCCTTCAACTACGAGTGTATATGTATCGTTTGCCCCTTTGTACAAACAGACCTGCTGTCCGTTCTTTGCTTGCACTCTTTTGTATCTACGGCATGTGATATACTTTGGGTCTTCACGTTTGCCTTTCCGTATCTCCTGCTCCCATGTCCAGTCACTGAACCTTTTGAGAAAGCAGGTGTAGCAGTTCTTAATGTTATCGGATTGTGCTAAAGTTATTATACCATGTTCGTTTACACAAAGCCATTCAAAAGTTTCTTGCCCACCTTGTTTACGAATGCATTTATCTCTAGTCTGATACCCACCATCCTCTGTCGATCCCCATAAGACCGTATATAATAGTACCCAGAATACTAAAGCCAACAACCAGAACCACTGCCACAGCGACATACATTATAACCTTTTCTCTAAACACTTGTTTATCATACACTTCTTTCTGTCTTCTCTTGCGTATCTGCCCTTCCATTGCTAGTAAATCGTCCCATGACTTACTTCCGTGGGTGAACATCAGAAACTGTTTTAGCTCATAGCGTTGCTCTTCTAGCTTCTTCTTGGCAGTAAACGCTTCTATGGCTTCCTGTTCTATACTGCCACCACCAAACATCTTACGTACCATTGATGGGTTCTTGGCTGACTTGTGTGCGTTGTCTACATCACTGACTGCTCCCATCCACCGTGACAAGTCCTGTGACATTGCTTCTAAGTCTCGTCCTGCTGCAAATGCTCTCTTGATTCCATTGAAAGCTGTGCTTGCAGTTGCGACTGCAGCAGATATGGTGATTGGGTCGAACACTACTCAGCGTCCTGTATGGTCAGTGTGCCTTCCTTTACTTGCTTGTCTATTTCAGTTGGCAGATTGTCTTTATTAGCACTTAACCAAGATTGAAAAGCACTATCTTCACTTGTACCAGAAAATATTTTATTCCCTTCTGTTTTTATATAGATAGTCTGCCCTGTAGTTTCGTTTGTTTTATGTATAGCCCAACTCATAATTCTGCTCCTGTAAATTCTATAACACCATTAGAACCGTTATCATAAAGAGAAATTGCTTCTCCTACAGAAAATGAACCACTTGCACTATTTACATCAAGTTGAATCTCTTTTGAACTAGCATTACCTATAGTAATACTATTAGCCGCTATATTTGTATCTCCATAAATTACATGACCCCAACTTCCAACATTGGTTACTGTAATTCCAGTAGGAGCAGTTCTCATCTGTTGTATAAAAGGAACAACTATTATAGAACCTGCTGCAGCATTAACATGACCATTATAATTAGGTGCACCATCATTTGTTTTAATACTCTGATAGTATCTTTGACACTTAGCCAACGTCCTCTCAAAAGGCTCATGCTCAAACTCAGTTGGGTTCTGCCCTACTTCTAGCTGTAAGCCTGTAAGAAATAATTCTCTGTCTACACTGCTAAAGAAGGATGTTCGACTTCCTGCATATCTGTTTGCTTGTGTAACACTTTGCCAAGTATTATCAGAAAATGTGCCACCTGAATAAGTTGCCCCTGCGTGTAACCATATTTGAAATGTTAAACTTGCTGCATTATCATCGTCTAATGTTCCTGTAGTATCTGGAATAAAAGTCAATTCTACTCTTGCCCAATCTGTACCTACAGTAAATGCTCGTGTATTATTCCTTGTATTATCATGGTCAAATAATTCAGCAACATAAGTTGCAGTTGCGTTAGCCTTTGCATAAAAACTTACTGTTATTGGCGTAGCACTAGATGTTCCTTTTTTGATTGTCTGTAAGTTTTGTCCCTCTATAGACTGACCTATAATTGTTATCTCATCTGCTGCTATTGAACCGTCAGCATTTGTGCAATCTAACTTTATGCTGTTAGCAAGACCTGTTCCACTTGGAGCAGAACTATCTTGTGTCATAGTTAATTCACCTGCAGTATTGCCTGTTGTTATCTTCCATCTATCACAAGTAAAGTACCCACTAGATGCACCAATGCCTGTGCTTGAAGTTCCTCTCTGTGCCACATTCGTTGCACCATTGATAATCAAGTTCCTGTTTACTCCACCACCCCCTGCGTTGATGTTGCCTATAAGGTTTGCTAGTTCTGCTGCTTTGCTCATTTAGATACCCTTTGCTATATGGTCAGCGTGTGCCTTTTTAACTGCGTCTGTATGAAACTGTGCCACCATTGCTTTAACATCTGCACTCTCGTTTGTGCTGTTACTGTTTGGTGATACTACATGACGATGATAGGAACGTGATATTTCTTTGCCATCTTCTTTTATCACTGTAGCTGTTCGCACTTGTATCTGTTTGAAGTCACCCACTATCTCCCATTTATCTTCTATTATTTCTTTTGTTATTGCCATTTTAATCTCCTAAATTTTTAACTTGTGCTATAAGATAAACTAATTCCAAACATATCAGCTTGGTCATCATCTATATCAGAAACAACTATTCCAGTTGCTGAACTAGTCTTGCCACTAGCACCATGCTTAAAAGTAAATGAAGTTCCATTTTCCGATAGATGTGCAAAAAGGTCATCTCCATTTGCTATTCTATTACATTGTAATGAGGAAGTAGCTCTAACAAGTGAGTTGTTTGCAAAAGGCAAACCCTGTATAAAAAAGGCATTGCTAGAAGTCAGCCCTGATGTATTAATGTTTACAAGGTCAGCATTAATAAATACCATTCTACCTATTTTCGTATATCTTCCTTGACCAGTGGTAGTTGTATTACCTCCAGATTCAGCATCAGCTGCAATAGGTGTCCAACTGCCTTCTTCATAGTCATCAAGCAATTCTGAAGTCATGGTTGTTCCATCGCTTGTAGCACTAAAATCTATACCATTTCCAGATGCAAATGCTAAATTACCTGTCATAGTGTCACCTGCTACGTTTACAAAACGTGTGTCACTATCTGCCTTGGTGTAGCTGTTGGCTATGCTGAAGGTGTCGTACACTATTATCTCTATAACATCATTGACTGACGCTCCTGTGACCAACACAACTGATGTACCTGATGTAGAGGTGTAGTCGGCAGCAGGTTTGAGTAGTACACCGTTTTGATATACATCTACGTACTCACCGTCAGGGTAGCTCAATGTGAGTGCATTAGCATCTGAGCCAGTAAAGCTTGTCT